ATGTAATCAGCCACATCAAAACCAACTTTTGATGAGTAATTAACAATATTTGGATTCATGGCTGCATATCCTCCAACTTATAGTTCAGTTTGTGATGCTGAAACCGCATTGCCGCTTCACACTCCAACTCTTTAAAAGATTCGTCACTCAGCAAGCCGATGCAATTACGCCCCTCAAACCACACCTCACGAATAGACTCATTGAATGTGTCGTCAAGGTCTTGCTCGTACTCATAAACGACAGTAACAATCTCGCTACCCGCACCCACTGTTGTGTCAAATTCCCATGTATTCATAATATTCACCCTTGTTAAAACCTTTAATTTACTCTTGTTTGTTTCTTTTTCTATTGGGACTTACCCTTAGTTTGCCTCTTTTACCAAAACCTCAACCTTGCCGATTTCCCCGTAAACCTTGGTGATGTGCAAACTTGTCACCTGCGAATCATTCAACATTACCACCCCCGCCATGCCATCGATGATTGCTTTTGCGGTGTTATCGCAATCGGGCTTCTTTAGGTGTTTTTCCTCTCCAGATAAACAGGCTAATCTGCGCTTTTTACTGTACGACACTGGAATTGCATGGGTGATGTAGATATAAGCCTCTACAGCCCCTTCCAATGGCTTAGATGCGCCCATTGCACAAGCCGCCATGTAATGCACTTCATCTTCATACGTTTTTGTCTTAGCAGGTGTGTACGCATGGACAAAGTTTCCTCGTCTGGCAAACTTGGGTCTTCCCTTGGCTACAGGTTCACCATAGATCGTAAAAACTACTTGGAATGTCATAGAAGTGTCCCATCTTGCATTTGTTTCATAAAAGCCCTTATTCGATCTCTCGCACCCGTACCATAGATTCGCTCTGCCCTCTCAAGTCTCGCCCTGATGAGGTCACGATTCTTTCCCCACTCCCAGTTGCGGTAGAGTTCCCTTGCTTCTGCTTGCTCTAGGATTACCCTATCACTTGGGCCTTGGATGTTACGTCTGCTCCAAGTCACCAGTAAGCTCCAATGCTTGATTGATAAGACGTACCGAATATGGTACGCCTTCCTTAACTCTGTCTAGCAGTCTCATGGCCTCAAAGTAGTTCATGCAATTCCAATTTCATTGATTTTTTTACCAATCCAAGCCATTACTGGAACTGCCATAGAACGACCTAAAGCGTTATATCGTTTGGCAACAGAAGGAATACCAACATTAGTCCAATTGTCAGGAAACCCTTGCAATCTTTCGCACTCAACAGGAGTTAATCGTCTTACTTTATGTCCATAAGCTACAGCATGAATTCCAGTGGCATTTAAAGTAAAAGACAACTCTTTGTTAAAACCATTTCCATTGCCACCATTTTCATGTTTTCTGTCAATTACATTTTCTGCAATTGAATAGGTAATTAAATCTGTAGCAGACTTCCAATCTCTTGCGCTGATTGTTGAAGCTACTGAATTCTCACCCCATTGGTTAATACCTTGACGATCAAAAGTTTGAATTGTTAAAGGCACATTGTTGCCACCTGTACCCCAACGTCCAGCTACAGTAGGCGCAACTGTAGTTTCTTGAATCCTAAAATCCATCATGTGGATATCGTAGATGCTACCGCCTGAAGTGCTATTTTCAGCTTGAATGGAATTTCTTTGTTTCTGACTTCCATTCGTTTTAACAACTTTTCGCAAGTGCTCGGCTTCAAGAAGTATCGGTCTTCTACTTCTCCAGTCTCCAGTATCGAGGAGAGCAAAGACTCTTCGCCTCCGTTGCGGGACTCCGAACCATTGCGAGTCCAACACTGACCATTCGCACACGCTATCTCTTCCACAAACAAAACCCTCGTTTCCCCAAACAAGTCCGTTGTTATTGAATTTGACCCCAACCAATGTTTCAAGAACTGTTCCAAAATCTCTCCCTTCTTGGCTAGATAAAGCCCCAACCACATTTTCCCAAAGCATAAATCTTGCGCCACAATGTTTTTGGGCAAGCCGAAATACTCTAACGCCTTCAAAAAACAATCTTGAAGAATGATTTTCATCTTCCTTGACTGTATTTAATCCTTGTCGTTTACCAGCAATGCTCATGTCTTGACATGGCGAACCAAAAACAACAACGTCAATTTTTCCCAAAGCAATTAAATCTTCTGCGGTGATTTTTGTTACATCACCAAGATTTTTAGTGTTTGGGAAATGGTGTTTTAAAACTGAAGATTGATAAGGCAAGATTTCAGCAACAGCCGCACATTCAAAACCTTGCTTTTCCCATGCAACCGAGACTGCCTCAATCCCGCTAAAAAGGCTTAAATATCTCATCCCTCAATTACCCAACCAACAAACTCACCAAATTTGAAGAACTCACGCCCCCCAATAAATTCATCTTTTGTCATAGGTCTTTGAACCCCACTAAGACTTAATTCTTTGGTAATAATTTGTTCAGCAGTAGCACCATTTTTAAGTTTCCAATCTAATGTCAATCTACGCATGACAGTGCCAAAGTAACCACCATCAACAAGCAACTTGTCAACAATAATAATGATCCCGCCTTGTTTTAATTGGCTTTTCAATTTAATTAAAAGTTCTTTTCTTTCTTCTATTGATAAAAACATTAAAACCAAAAAACATATACAAACATCAAATTTTTGATAATCAAAATCTTTAGCATTGGCCGTGTGAATAACACCATAACCATTCCAAGTTTTTGACATTTCTTCACTACGTTCAATTGATTCAACATTAGCATTGCGTGATATTGCAAAATCTTTAATATTTGCGGTGATGTTGCCAGTTGATGCCCCTATGTCATAAACCATACCATTTTCAGGTAAGTAGTTTCTAACAATCATTGTCACAGCATTGGTTAACATCTCATAGAAAGGCAATTGCTCTCTTACATGAGAATTAAAATTACCACCAATCATTTGTCCTGAAAATTTAAAATCTTGCATATCAAATCCTTTTAAGTTGTTCAATTTTTTTGCGAATGTGTTCAGGCATGGGTACGGCTTTTTTGTTGTCAGCATCAATCTTGGCAAGGGCAGGATCAATTTGCGCTTCAAGTTTGATCCCAAATGAATCAGGAATCTCAGCCCCATCCCATCTTTGTTGGTTCAAATAGACCAAAGGTGCGGGAATGAAAGCACCATCGTCTTTTCTCCAAGCATCTGTGGTTTTCATCCACTCTATGTGCTTGATGATTTGGTCTGCACAAGTCTCGCAATAGTACTTTTTCCACTTTACCAAACAAGCAGACTTGCCGCCTTTTCTAAATGACTTAGGCCATGTTGCCCAGAATCTCTCAAAGTTTTCCATTATTCAGCTTCCTTTACGCCTGTTAATTGTTCAAAAATCCACTCTTCATCTTCCTCATCTAAATCAACAATCTCATACCGCTTGCAAGCATTACAAGTCCAAGCCTCTCTGTTGTTTGTCAGGTTGTGTTGTCTTACTATCCCTCCACACTTACATATCCTCATAAGTTCCTCTTTGGTGAATGTTTGAGCAAAGCAAAGCCTTACCGAGTCAAAACCCAGTTTTCGCTCTGCTTGTGGATAACTTCCTCTTCGGAGCCATGTCATCGCATCGCATCGGACAGACTTCTGAGACTTGCGTCCCAACCACTCGGCTCTATCCTTAGCCCACCGCCCCTGCTTTAGTTCGCTCGTGTAACAGGGTATCCCTAAATGCAACCACCGACGTACCGCATTGCATAGCCACCAAACGCAAAAAACCCCATAAATCACTCTGTGGTCTTGGCTCTTGGCGAGAGCAACAACGGACGATTGAAGCAAATCAAAAGTTCGCCTGTTGTCAGGCAAGACCACACAGAAATCTATGGGGTTCTCAATTTGCTTCATCGCCTGATGCCACTCAGACGATTTGGATTATACACAGTTCTTTCATGTGTCAAGAAGTTTTTTCAAATAAATTGATTGTTGGTAATTTCATTTGTTGGTTTTCTGCCAAACAAACGAACAGCCTGTGCGTTCATAGAAGCATATTCAGACTTAGTGAAGATGCCTTTAGCGTTCCTGATGTCAAATGGATTTAGCAGATCACGAGGTTCTTCTACCTTTTCAGCCTCAATCATGTGTGGCTCTAACGTGTACTGAGAAACCCAAGAACGACCCAACTTAATTTTCCCAATTTTTAATTTCTTCTTATAGCTCATCTTTGTGCAACAAGCTGCAATGGATAGTCTTGGGATGCCAGTTAAGTCCTCTATTTGGTAGGAAGTAAGTGGGCCGTTTTGTAATGCTCTGATAACGGATTCTTGTGTCATTTGAACCACTCTGGTCTGAGTTCTTTTAGTTGATAAATGCGTAACTGAGGGATTGTCTTCCAATGGTTGACTGCTGCCCTAGTAATTCCTAATATTCTAGCAAGCTCACTCTGTGAGCCAGCAAGTGTGATAGCTTTTTTTATGTTCATAGCACAAGTATAGCAAAGTTAACAATAAACAACATTAGGGAAAACACCTAGAAAATAACTGTTGACCTACTTGTTTAGTTTGATATACTTCACTCAGCCCAAACAAATCGTATGGGTCTTTAAGGAGAACTAAATGAAAAGTAAGATTATTCAGACGCTAGTTGAATGTGTGTTAGCCATCGTTATCTTTGGCGGTATCGGTGTACTACTGGCTTGGAGAGGCTAATGCAAACAGAACAATTAAGACGCAAAGCAAGAGAACTTTATAACAACAAAGAAGTTCCACAAGAAGTTAACCAGTACAACCAGCGAAAGTGGATTAGGTCAGTCTTGAAGTTAGGAGACAAATGGTTACTGGCTAAACAAGTGAGCAGAATCCAATGATTACAAGACAAGACGCAATCAAGGATTTATCGCATGGTGACTACTGCTGCTACTGTACTGAGCCTAAAACAACTGGCTCATGCTGTGGAGAAAATCACTTCGTACCTTTCGAGGATTTATACGATGATGACAAAGAAGCAATGATTGAAGAATATTTAAATAAAGGAAAATAAAATGGACAGCAATGCAACTGGTGTTTATAAAATTTCTTGTTTGCAAACTGGAAAGTTCTACATTGGTAGCGCACATAGTTTGATAAATAGAAAACGAACACATCTTAGTTGCTTAAGAAAAAACACTCATAGAAATTCAAAACTTCAAAGAGCATGGAACAAGTATGGTGAACAAAATTTCCAATTTCAAACCTTGTTAATTTGCTCTAAAAATGATGTGTTGTTTTATGAACAATTGTTGTTAACAAAATTTGATGCTGTTCAAAATGGGTTTAACATTAGTCCCTTCGTAATTGGAGGCAAAGGAGTAAAGCACACAGAAGAAACAAAACTTAAGATGAAAGCTGCTTGGGAACAAAGAAAAAAAGCACCCAAGAAAGAAGTTTCAGAAGAAACTAAAAAGAAAATTTCTTTAGCAAAACTTGGTGTAAAGAGAAAGCCTTTTACCGAGGAAGCAAAAAGAAACATGGCACTCTCTAGGATGGGGAATAAAAACCGATTAGGAATTCCTCATACAGAAGAAACAAAGTTAAAAATGAAGTTAACAAGAGAAACCAAAAGGAATCAAAATGTCAATTGAAGCACTATTAAAAACGGATGTAAATACTCATACCGAAAAGAAAAATAACCTGACCTATCTTTCATGGGCTTGGGCATGGGCAGAGGCTCTTAAAGCAGACCCAAAGTCAACATTCAAAGTTGAGATGTTTGGCGACAAATGCTTTATGGACATTAACGGAACAGCAATGGTCTGGGTAACAGTCACAATGTTTGACAAGCCAATGACTTGCCAGTTGCCAGTAATGGACTATCGCAACAAAGCTATTCCTAGTCCTGATGCCTTCCAAGTTAACACAGCAATCATGCGCTGTATGACCAAAGCACTTAGCTTGCATGGTCTTGGCTTATACATCTACGCTGGTGAAGACTTACCAGAGGAAAGCAAGCCAGTAATCATCACGCCAGCACAAGGCATCCGAGATGAGTTACCTATTGAAATACTAAAGTATCTTGACGAGTTAGCAGTTGAACTAATTGCTACTTGTGAGAAAGACCCCAAGGCAGCTTGGGTAAGGTTGGAACAAGAGAACCTAGAGGCTGACCAAAAGGTAGCTTTGTGGGGCTTGATGCCAAGTAATGTAAGAAGCGCAATTAAGAAAGCGAAAGGTTAATCATGGAATACAATAATGAAAACAGAGGCGCATTATTTAAGAATGAACGCAGAGATGATGAGAAGTTTCCTCACTACAAAGGCTCACTCAATGTAGAGGGTGTAGATTTTTGGATTAGCGCATGGTTAAAAGAAAGCAAAGATGGGGCTAAGTTCATGTCTTTATCTATAAAAGCTAAAGACCAAAAAGAAGCCAAGCAGCCCACGAAGCGTTCTCCAAAAGATTTTGATGAAGACGCCCCATTCTGATTACGAGGGGAAAGTTGTGCAAAGAGTCTTTTAGGCTTGCAGACGAGCAATGAGTACCCTCACCACTATGAGGAATCAGTATGCAACCCATGCTGACTTCCGTGATTTCCAAGGTTTGATTCCCGAAAATACGCATTTTTTGCCTAGCAATATGGACATGATTTGCGAGAGAAAGGGACACTTCCTAATCGGAGAGTGGAAGAAACCTAACGAGAACATGGCTACTGGTCAGCAATTGCTACTCAAGGCTTTTGCTCAAGTTCCTAAATTTACTGTGTTAGTCATCATTGGTAACACAGACAACGAACAAACAGAAGTTGGAGATGTGTTCCAAGTTGTTCTAGGTAAGTGTGTAAGGATAGGAGAGGGTCTTAATTTTCTCAAAGACTTTTATGTTATGTGGTACGAATTTGCAAATACGAAAGGATAGTTATGTCTTATGCAGCAGTAGAAATAAAAATCATACAATGGTCTGAAGCTAGGAAAATTATTCCTAACAGCACCCCAGAAGTTCAGCTTCTAAAAGCAATGTCAGAGATGGGAGAACTAGCAGATGCCACGATTAAACATGACAAAGAAGCTGTTATTGACGCTGTTGGTGATGTCATGGTCTGCCTTATTAACTACTGCG